ATCATCTCCTTATAAATAAAAATACCCCCCATTTAAGGAGGGGCTTTTTAAAAGCTTAACCGATACTCTTGGCAGCTTTTTTCTGAAGAAATCCAAGTGCTTTCTTAGTAGCGAAACCAATAGCCCAACAACTAAGACCAACCGGAACAACAATTATAAGTATTGACAATATGGTAGGAACTATTTGCAAGGAAAAATTTGTTATGATAGCGACAACACTAGCAGGTAGTAAAGAAGTTGGTTCGATAATAAAGACCCCCTAAATATTAAATTTTATAAAATATCTAATATAATGCAAGATAAGTTTTTTCCATATGAACCAAGCAATTATACTAGATAATAATATACCAAAAATAACTACACCACATTTTAAATAAAGATTCCATCTCAACATCATATTATATAATAAATCAAATTGTATAGAATCCATTTAAACCACCCTTAATTTAAAAATTTAGCAGATTTATAAACCATTTTAACTTGTCCCTGTTTACCTGGTGCCAAATCAATATTTAATTCATATTGACCAGGTACCTTTGTAAATTCTTCAAATGTAATATAAGAATCAGATTTAATTGTAAGTTGCTCTTGACCTTTCTTAGTATCTGAATTAACTACTTCACCCTGATACATAATGGTGGTACCCTTAATAGATCTTCCTGTTTCCTTATCGTCAAAAGAATAACGACTAACTTGCGTAACATTAGCAACAATTTTCATTTATTAGACCTCCTTTATTTGATAAATAAATTTTAATATAAATTTTATAACATGTCAAGAACTATATTTCTAGAATTATAGTTCTAGTATAATTTTTCTAGAAACATGATATAATAAACCATAAAAAATAAAATAAGGAGACATTTGTAAATGATTACTAATAATATTAAAAATATAAGAATGAAATTAAATATCACACAAGAACAACTTGCAATTACTGTTAATATAACAAGCAAATCAATATATAATATAGAAAATGGTAAAAAAGATACAACAATTAAAATAGCACAAAAAATAAAAAAAGCTCTCCAATGCAAATCATTAGATGAGCTCTTCCCAGATCCCTAACTCTTTGGACCATAATACTTTATTTGCTTAGCTAAAAAATCTTTAATATTAAAATAATTCTCATTTAAACTATCAGCTTCAAGTATTTCATTATAAACATTATATAAATTTTCCATCAAATCAAGTATACTAATATCATCAATAGAATCCTTATTAAACTCAAGTGAATGAATATACATTAAATGTGCTGCTCCCTTTAATAACTTTTTAGTAGTTAAAACATTAGATAATTCTGTATTATATTCTCTATATAATTTTAATTTTTTATCATCAATGGTGTAATCACCAATATTAAATATTTTACTCTCCTGGATAAGCACCCAAAGCTTATCTATTTTTTTATCTCTTTTTCTTTCTGCTATAGAATCCGTATCAATTACACGAAAAACATTATGAGTTATATATTTATAAAGTGGTTCAATATTAAGAATTATAGAAAATAAATTAGTATAATCAAAAATATTACCGTTTAAATCATCAATTTTCAAAGTTCTGAAAAAGGATCCTCTTAGTTGATACTCTACATTTACTACTTCATGAACTAAAATTATTGTATGTTTTTTTAGCAATTTTTTAAAAAGTTCATATTTTTCATTATGTTTTAAATCAATATCATTATATACAAGTGTAGCAGCTTCTTTAATTTTGTCTTGAACTTTAGAAAAAATAATATTTGAAAACATAAAATCAGTACGATAATTATTATTAAGCTTATATGTAAAATCATATATATCATGAGTATGTTTATCAATCAATTCATCATCAAACCATTTCTTTATAAAAAAACCTTTATATTGTTGTTCACAAACTTCTCTAATCTTATTATAAAACCTAACAACTACATCACCATCACCATACCTATAATAATTCATCTCCTGATCATCTTCTCCGTTTAAATGTATAAAAGGTCTAACAGTTCTTAAAGCCGTTACAGTACGTTTATTAAACTCTTTAATATCAATATACGTATCTAAATCAATAAAATTATTATGATTACAAATATCAACTCGAGATAATTTAAAATCAATTTTACTATCATCCATTACAAAATCCTTATCATAATATTTTATAATATTTTCCAAAGTATTTTGTATTGATGACATACATGCCCAAACATTATTAGTATGTAAATACATAGCACTTAAAATAATATATACTCCGTAATTATCACCCGTCTTACTAGCAAAATAAATTCTATACATATCTTTTAGCTTGTACCCAAATGGATAACGTTTTATACCTCCAATCACTTGCACCTGATCAATTATAAAATAATCATCAATATCATAAGAATGAGTGTTATCAGATGTAAAGTTATCCAAAAATTTACTAATCCAATCATTATAATTCCCAGTAAAGTTAAGACTAAAATAGACGTTCTCAATAATGCCCATAGACTTAGTAGTATCAACCTTTAGCACAGTTTTCCCCCTTCATCAAAAAGTCGCTCCCAGATACCCTTCTAGTAAAAGGGTATCGAAATTTTTTTCCAATTTTTTTAATAAGTTTACTAGAACTATATTACCGATTATATATTAAAAAAAATAAATAGTATATCTTAATATTTTAAAGGTTATGCCCTCCAGAGGGCAATATGATACAAAATAAAATTATGCTTTACTCATAACGTGTTTTCACACTTAAATTACATATCAAAATTTATATTATTAAAGTCATCATATCGAAATAAAAATCTTTCTGTTTCCTGAGTTATATATACTTTATTATCTAAAGGAGATTTAAATTTTAAATAATACCATTTTTCAAATATTAATCTCGATTTCTTAACAATAATTGCATCAACAGGCTGAGCAACGCAACATAAAATTTTATCATCTTTAAAACCATAAATAACCTTCTCACCAATTTTAAATTTATATTTAAACATTATACAACTCCTTATAATTATTAAGTCCCACAAGGGGACAGTTTGTTTTCTGTTTATAGGATAAAATCGTAGTCTATTTCATAAACAAGCAATTTTTGCTCGGGCCATGAAATTTACTTTTCTAAATTAAATCATTTGGGCCCTTATCACTTCGTGTTTGAATTGATAAATGAAATATAATAATATCAAACATTTAAAAATAGCATTTCTTTTTTTGGTTCAACCTTTTCAACATTAGTAATAAACCAATTTTCCAAATACATTTCAATAGCCTGATTAATAAGCCAATTTTTTGACCTATCTTCCATATGAGCAATAAAATCCAATTCTTTTAGATTGTTTTCAGACACAGCAATAGAAAATTTAGACATTTTTACCCTCCTTAAATTTAATTTCATCAACATTAACATCATAATAAAATAATAAAGTATCTCCAGATTGATCAGTTAAATAAACACCACCTGGTAATAGTAAACAATCTTTTAAAATAACTTTATCCAGAATAAAATTTTCTTCAATATATTGTTTAACTAAATCACGCACTATAAAACCTCCTTACTACTTTGATATATAACTTCCTCATTCATCCAGTTTTCAATATGTTTTATATGTTTTTTTAAATGATATATTTTTATTCTATAAGTAGGTTATTCCCTAACCCCTTATATATATTATAACATAATAGGTGTTCTATGTCAACACCTATTTAAATAATTTATTAATATATTTAATTATTTAAAAGTAAAATAACTGTTCGCTACTGCGTATTGCGAACAGTTATATAACTTTTTTAAATTCATTTTCTATATATTTATAAACTTCATTTCTAAATATTTTGAGTTCTCCCTGAAGCATTAACTTATCATCCTTTTTTAATTTCATATCATCTTTTTTTATTGTATCAACTTCCTCTAATGTACTATATTGTCTATAATCTCTATTCTGAACAACAAAAGACATTGTAATATATTTATATAGCATAAGCTTTAACTTACTATCTTTGTATTGCTCGTAATCGTCAGCATGATAAAAAGTATATTTAAACCATCTATCAAGTTTCATTATATTCTTGCATTCAATAACAAAGTTTACAGACTCACGAAAATTAATATTCATACGATTAAAACGTGGAGAAGTAGCAAATACCGCAAATTGTTTTTTTCTTACTTGAGTAAGCCTACGTAATAAATCCTCCGGAAATGCATTAACACCCATATTACAACTAAAATCAGATTGACTTTCATCATAAATAAAAATAGAATTTTTAGGTAAATTCAATAATTCCTGCCAATCGGTTATACGTTTAACTTGTCCAACAATGTGAATATTAGAATATAATTGTATATTCCGATGAGGATGTTTTCTTTGCAAATTTTTAGCAAATTGTAAACAACCTAACGTTTTTCCTTCTCCATAATAACCAGTAAAAGCCCAAATCCCAAATAGCTTCAAATAATCTTTACCACCGAGCAAATCAAATATAACTTGTTTAACAAATTCTACTGTATTAATATATCGAGAATCTTTTATATGATAAAGTTTATGTTTATAATTAAATTTCATTTTATGATGTTTTTTACCTCTATTTTTTACACATATAATAAAAGTTTTTACTATAAAATACGTTAAAAAAATAGATATTATAAACAATCCAATAATTAAAAGTATATACAGAATACTATATATTAAGCCCATATTAACCCTCCTTAAATGCTGCTTTTTGTAAATATTGATTAATAATTATGGCATGCAGCACGCCAATTTAATAAATATATAATTGAGAACATTCTCAATCAGCTACGCAATCATTCAATTATGGTATCATACTAACCCCTCACTAGTTTAGCAACCCATAGAGCAACTTTAGTTAAAAACGCAAAATTATCAACAATTACCATAGCAGAAAAGCATATTACAAGAGTATCCAATGGAACAAACCAATTAGCACCCTCTATAATAGTTATAAAACTAGCCATAGCATTATCAGCCGAAACAAAAAAACTATCCGAAACACCAAACACAGGCAATATAAACGAAAGCAAAACAGTAACTGTACTTAATAAGCCATTTATCAAACCCATTCATAATACACCCCCTTAAATTGTTTGTTCTTGCAATTTTTTATAACAATAAAATATTGTAGTTAAATAAAAACCAATAACAATAATACCTCTAAAATAATTAATAAGAGTAAAACCACCAAAAGAATAAGCGTTTAAATCAGCAAAATCAAACAAAACACTATTACCATGGAACGGACTAACAACACCAAAGCGACCAACCGAAGCTTGAAATAAAGCACCTAAATCAAACTCTATACGTGGTGGAGTACCTTGTCCAGTATTAATATCATTAATCAAATCCAAACTATGCTGAAATTTATTAAATGGAATTTTGTTAGGTAACACACTAGGCAAATCAGACGGCATGTCATCAACCTTAGGTTTAATCAACTCTTTTATAGAATCAATTAATGGAATAATTGCTTCAACTATTTCTCTAGGGATAGCTTTTATAGCAGTAAATAAACCATTAAACCAACCAAATAATTCAGCAAGCCATGGAAAAATGTCTACACTAGATGGTGGGTCTAAAACATCATCTTGAGGAATATCCACACTTTGTCCTGCTACATCCGCCGCAGTCTTGCCTAACCATTCATTTAAGGCAGTAGTAACCGCTTCGCCATCAGCAACAGTTCCATCAGCAAATTTTGCAATAGGAATAGACCGTTTCGCAGTATCTGTATTAGTCCAGTCACGCGTTGGATCTTTTATATTATCAGCACCAATTGCCACTGCAACATCAGCATTATTTGCAGTAAAAACAACGCTTAAACTTGCATCAGTGTATATATCACAATTTTGAAATAATATACCTCCATCTATACTAAACGAAGTACCTCCAAATTTAAGCTCCCAAACTCCATCCAATATATTGTACATCATGCCACTACCACCACTACTAATCATTAAATTATTACCGGACTTCCAAAATTTACGGTCTGACACAATTAATCTTGGGCCAATACCAACCCAATTTACTATTGCCTGGTATGGATAAGTAACACTTTTTACCGGACTAACAGGATATCCAGGCCAAGTTTGATTAGTTGTAATATTATAATTATTACCTACATTAAAAATAGTACTTGACCAACCTTTTATATCTGTCCAAAATGCATCTGTTATATTAACAACACCGTTAAAAGCAGTATCTTTTATTTGTGTTGATAAATCAGTTAAATATTGTAGTCCAGACGCAGTAGACGAATAATCATTACATATTTTTTTTATACCATCAACGCCACCTAATGCAGTAAAAGTAATACCACTGGATATTAAAATTTCAGCAACCGCGGGAATGACTTCAGGCGCTAACAAATAAAGAGCTGGTATAAAAACAAAAGCCTGTGCTTTTTTTGGAGGAATATACACAAAACAAATAAAACATACTAACGGAATTAATATAAAATTCTTATATTTTTTAATATAA